GTACGGGTTCCGTGCCTTTTCAATCCATGCAGGAGGTTCGTCGCGCAATGACGGATCCTCGCTACAAGGAAGGGGACAAAGCTTATCACGCAATGATCGACCGCAGACTGGCGGTCAGCAACCTATAAGGAACTATTACCATTATGCAATACGTACAAGAAAACTGGGAAGGCATCGTAGCCGTGCTTACTGGCTTGATAGCCACAGCGTCGGCAGTAGCCGCTCTTACTCCTACGCCCAAGGACGACGGCATCGTAAAGAAGCTGTACAAGCTTGTTGATTTGTTGGCGATAAACGTCGGCAAGGCCAAGGACAAGGGAGACAAGTAAATGTGGGGTGGAATAATCAAAGCGCTCCTTAATTGGATCACAGGATTATTCCGCGCCGAACTGGATAAAAAAGTAGTAGCCAAAGATGCGCATGAAATACCTTCTCATATTCGCGAGCGCTTGCAGTCTGATATTCGCAAGCGGGTGCAAAAGCGCTAGAGTCGTCTTCGTTGACGGCGCTCTCGACAGTCACGACGTCGTTCGATTGGGCGACGACGTGGAGGGTCACGTCTACTTCCCCACGCCTGAGGGCGGTTGGGAAAGAAGTAGAAACAAGGTGACCCTTCCCGAAGGTTGGTACGCCCTCCCTATGGGGAACGACCCAACCGAATAAACCACTTTCCACTTTATTAAGTGAATTCATGGACATCAGTCCGACGGCCTAGTGCGCTAGACAACCGACGAGAACACCCGTGAAACGCTTGAGAAGCGGTCTAACAACCTAAATCTATAACACCTTAACCATAAGGATCTATCATGGCTAACGGAGACACCACTCCATCAAGAGTCGGTCAGGTTAATTCAGCGGGAGACGCTAACACTCTCTTTCTGAAGAAATTTGCCGGCGAAATCCTCACAACGTTTGAAGAGAACAACGTCTTCAAACCGTTGCACACTATCCGCACCATTGAGTCCGGTAAAAGCGCTTCGTTTCCCGTCACGGGCATCGCTACCGCTTCCTACCACACTCCTGGTCAGAACATCGCAGACGCCGGAAACAGCTACTTGAGCGACCCGAAGAAGAATGAACAAGTCATCACGATTGACGACGTTCTTCTTGCTTCCACGTTTCTCAGCAGCATCGACGACGTCAAGAACCACTACGACATTCGTAGCGTCTACTCCACGGAGTTAGGTCGCGCGTTGGCTAACAGGTTCGACAGAGCGATTGCCAAATGTTTCATCGGAGCGGCTCGTACAGTCACTCCTGGTGTAACCGGAGGTAACGTAGGCGGTGAGCTTGACGTGTCCCAGAATCTACTCCGCGCTCCTGCGGGTGCGGGTTCGGACGCTGACACCACCGATCCCACTGGACCGGAACTCATCGCTGCTTTGTTCACTGCTGCCGCAGGATTGGACAACATCGACGTTCCCGCCGACGGACGCTTCTGCGTTCTTCGTCCGCAAGAGTACTACAAACTCATCACGGGCGGCGACGGCGCTTTGGTGGTTGCCACTTCGGCTTCCAACAAGGACATCGGAGGTTCGGGTTCACTCGCTTCGGGAACTATCCCGTCGGTAGCCGGAATCAGTATCTACAAATCAACTCACGTTCCTTCGACGAACATGGCTTCCTCTGGTGGCAGTTCTTCGGGAGACGAGGGCGCAAGCAACGACATATTCACTGCGGGTGATGGTTATGACGGCGATTTCTCCAACACTGTTGGTATCGTCGCTCACCCATCTGCCGTGGGTACGGTCAAGCTTCTCGACCTCGCCACTGAGTCTGAGTATGACATCAATCGTCAAGGTACGTTGTTCGTAGCCAAGTACGCTATGGGACACGGAGTTCTCCGTCCCGAATGCGCCATTGAGTTACACAAGTAGACCGACGACGTTGGTTTATCATCATTATTAATTTTTCTCGCTAGGCGGGGGTTGTTCGAACAGGTTTTTTAGGTGTCGTTTCCTTTTCCTGTTCCCAACCTCCGTCTGCGAGGAATTTTATAAAACTACTTTTTAGACTTATGAGTTTAGCTAGAACCACCAAGCTTGAAGCGGTCAACGTAATGTTGGGCGTCATAGGCGAATCACCTGTCAACACGTTGGGAGGAAGCAGTCGTCCCGTTTCCGTCGTTACTGCGGAGAACGTCTTGGACGAGGTGAACAAGGCGGTTCAAGGCATAGGTTGGCACTTCAACACGGAACACGAATACGCCTTCACCAAGGACGCTGACGGCAAGATCACCTTGGCGGACAACGTATTGAAGGTGGACGCCGCAGCTGACAAGCACACGGACTTGGACTTGGTACAGCGAGGCAGTCAGTTATACGACCGCAAGGAACACACGGACGTCTTCACGGAAGACTTGGAGTTGACGGTCACCTTTCTTTTGGATTTCACGGACATTCCCGAACAGTTCAGGAACTACGTTACCTTGAAAGCCGCCCGAATCTTCGCTTCCCGTTTCATGGGTAGTCAGGAGATCATGGGATTCACTTTACGAGACGAGATAGAGGCGAAGGCTGCGGCGGTGGACGCTGACAGCGAAAGCGCCGACAGAACCATATTTGGTAATTACGACGTGTACCGCGTCATAGACAGGTAACTTTATGCCTCTTATAACGACGAGCGTACCGAACCTTGTCCAAGGAGTTTCGCAACAACCTGACAATCTTAGGTATCCAGGACAAGCGGAAGCGCAGAAGAATGGTTATTCGACGGTAGTGGACGGGCTTACGAAGCGTCCTAACTCCCGCTTGATAGCGGAGATAAAAGCCACGGCGATCAACGACGACGCCTTGGTACACTACGTTGACAGAGACACCTCCAATCAACACGTAGCCGTGTTTGACGACGGAGGAGGATCCACGGTAAGCGTAAGTATTTTCAACGTGGCCACGGGAGTGGGAATACCCGCTACGGTCACTTCTTCGGCAGTCACCTATTTATCGACTACCAATCCGTTGCAAGACATCAGAGCGTTGACGGTAGCCGACTACACTTTCTTGGTGAACAAGACCAAGACGGTTGCTATGGCGGGTACTACTTCAGCCGCATTGGCCAATGAAGCCGTGGTATTCGTCAAGCAAGGGAATGACGCAGCCACCTACAACGTCACCGTCAACGGCGTTAAATCATCTTTTGCTGTGACAGCGTCGAGTCCGGCGCATAGCAGTGAAGACATAGCAACCCGTGTAGCTGTGGACATCGCGGCTCTTACAGGCGTTTCCTCCGCAACGGCAACGGGTTCCGCTATCAAGGTGGTGCTATCAAGTGATTTAACTGTAAGCGTTTCCGACTCACTGGCCAACACGGGCTTGGGACTTATCTACAAAGCGGTGGACTCCATCACCGATTTACCCACGAAGTGTTACAATGACTTTAGGGTCAAGGTACGCGGAGACGTGGAACTGACTCAAGACGACTACTACGTGAAGTTCGCCACCAAGGACGGAGCTTCCTTCGGCGAAGGTTCGTGGGTGGAGGACATCGGATACGCCGTGACCACCACCTTGAACAACACGACCATGCCGGTGACCATGAAGCCACACATGAACGCTTCGGGAGTCATTACCTCATATACGGTGGAGTTGTCGGGAGAGACGTCCGCCACGACTGCTTGGACCAACAGGGTGGCGGGAGACGCCGACACCAACGGCAATCCTTCTTTCGTCGGTTCCACCATCAACGATATATTCTTCTTCAAGAACCGCTTGGGATTCCTTACGGACGGAGCGGTGGTGTTCAGTGAATCCGACAGTTACTTCAATTTCTTCAGGACCACGGTACTTAGTTTGTTGGATGGCGACCCCATAGACGTGGGTATAGCGCACACCAAGGTAAGTATTTTGAAACACGCTGTTCCCTTTCAGGAGAAGCTAGTGTTGTTCGCTCCCAAGTCTCAATTTGTTTTGAGAGGCACGGACTTGTTGACACCGAGGACGGTCAACGTTTCACCGATCACCGAATACGACGTCAACGAGAACGTCACGCCTCTCGCTCTTTCCAACTACGTTTACTTTCCGTTTCAGCGGGGAGGATACGACGGAATCTACGAGTTCTTCATAGACAAGGACACGGACGTGTTCGACGCTTCGGAGATCACCGCTCAGACACCTCGTTATTTGTCTGCTTCCCTGCGTCAGATAGTGGGTACTCCGTCGGAAGACGTCATAGTGACTACCACTTCCTCGAACTTGAAGCACCTGTACGTCTACAAATACTTTTGGCAGAACAAGGAGAAGATTCAATCGGCGTGGAGTCGGTTCGAGTTTGCCACGGACGTCGTGGGAGTCGGCTTCATGGGAAGCGATTTGTACATGGTGACCAAGGACACCGGAGGCACTTACTTGGAAAAGGTTCCAATGGAAGTAGGTTTGACGGACACCGGAAAGAGTTACGCCATACATTTGGACAGGAGATTGGACGGAGCGTCGTTGAGCGACAGCTTCGCCGCCTCCAAGACTACCATCACGGGTCTGCCTTACGACCCGAATGGAGCGGTCGTCTACACGAAGAATGGCGCCAGGTATCCCACTACGAGGGTATCGGCCACCAGTTGCACGGTAGCCGCCGACATCTCCGCAGGTTCCTACTGGTTGGGATTCGAATACGACACGGAATACGAGTTCTCCACGCAGACTTTGAAGCAACCTACGGAGCGTGGAGGAAAGTCTGCCAGTGACTTCACTTATCAGACTTTGAAGAACGGAGCGGTGGACTACGCCGACACCGGACACTTTACAATCGAGGTGACTCCTCTTTACAGGGACACCTATTCCTACGCTTTCAATCCTTCGAACTTGGGAGCGGACAGCACGATAGGTTCCTTGGTCTTGGACAACGGATCCTTTCGCTTTCCGATACACGCCAAGCACGACGAGGCGACCATCAAGATCACCACTTCGTCCGCCTTGCCTATGAAGATACTGGCTGCGGAGTTCGAGAGTTTCGTCAATCCGAGAAGCAGAAGATACGGTGGTTAAGGAATATACGGATTGCAGGGTTCGTCCCGCTCGTATTGCGGACGTCTTTCCTCTTTACAGGGAGATGAGAGTAGCTGACATGTTGGAGATCATCGGGTTGAACCACCATCCTTGGGAAGCTGTGAATCAGAGCTTCAAGGAATCCGCCAAGGTATTTACGTTAGAGACCAAGGAAAAGGACGTCATCGCCATGTTCGGCGTGTGCGCCACTCACGTTCCCACCATAGGGTGCGTGTGGTTATTGGGAACGGAGCGTATGCGTACCATAAAGAGTACGTTCGTTCGTAACTCGAAGGAGTGGGTGGATGAGTTGATGGGTAACTACAGATGTCTCATCAACGTGGTCAGCACTTCAAACAAACTTTCAATGAGGTGGCTTAAATGGTTGGGAGCGGAGTTTCTCCGAGAACAGCCGAAGGGTTACCTTGAATTCATGTTACCAAATAAGGATTAAAATTATGTGTGTTCCGGCAGCATTAGCAG